CAACAAAAAGTTTTGCAGAGTTTGTCTTATGTTTTTGAAAATGAATGTAAAGAACTGTTTCAAGAATTCAAAGATCCTAACGAACTTCTAAAAACTAATGGTGATTATCCAATTCTTTTGACTAAAACTCTTCGCAAAGAAATCCATTTTGAAACTTTGTGCTTGATGAATAAAATTTTAAATTTTCTTCCAATGTGGGATAAAAAGGTATCTGACACTATTCGCTGGCCAGAGTTTAAAAGAAAGATCGAGAAGTTTACCGCATTTCTGCCTCAAGATGTGATAAAATACAAGCTGATAATGAAGAAGGCTTTATCATGTTAAAAAACATTTATGTCGATATGGATGGTGTTCTTTGCAATTTCGATAAACGATATTTCGAATTGTTTAATGAGCCATCGAGTGTGAGTAGAGAGAAAAAAGAATTTTCCAAAAATTGGACTGATTTTGTAATGGGCAAAAATTTTCAAACTCTTGAAGTTTTTCCTGGTGCATATGATTTATTGAATTTTCTAAACTCTTTAAAAAATGTTAAACTTGAAATTTTAAGTTCATCAGGTGGTGAAAAATATCACGATGAAGTTGAAAAACAAAAACGTATTTGGTTGATCAATCACGGTGTTACATATAAACCAAATATTGTTTCTAGTAGGAAATTAAAATCTGAATTTGCAAATCCAGATTCTCTTTTGATTGATGATACCCGTGACGTTGTTAAATCTTTTATTGACGCCTCAGGCAAAGCAATTCTGCATACAGATGCACTAATGACGATTGGTATTATTAAACAAATCATGCTATATGATGTTTGACGACGCATATATAGTATTATATAATGTTATCTTGGATAAGTCGTTTATACACCGTAAATACTCCGTTATACGAAAGGAAATAAAATGAGTTCATTTGCATCTCTAAAGCGCAATCGCGCAAGTCTAGACAAACTAACCAAAGCAATCGAATCATCAACTCAATCTTCAGACGCAGGTTCTAAAGACGATACTCGTTTTTGGTCACCAACTGTTGATAAAGCAGGAAACGGTATGGCAGTCATTCGTTTTCTTCCCGCACCAGCAGTCGATGGTGATGACGCACTACCTTGGGTTCGTGTTTTCAATCACGGTTTTCAAGGTCCTGGTGGTTGGTTTATCGATAATTGTCTAACAACTCTAAATGAGAAATGTCCAGTTTGTGAACACAACAGCACTCTTTGGAATTCTGGTGTTGACGCGAACAAAGACGTTGCTCGTAAACAAAAACGTAAACTTTCTTATGTTGTAAACATTCTTGTTGTTTCTGATCCAGGAAATCGTGAGAATGAAGGTCAAGTTCGTTTGTACAAATTTGGGAAGAAAATCTTCGATAAAATCACCGAAGCAATGAATCCAGAATTCGCAGACGAAACACCTGTCAATCCTTTTGATATGTGGGAAGGTGCAAACTTCAAACTAAAGATTCGTCAAGTAGAAGGCTATCGTAACTATGACAAATCAGAGTTTGCAGATCGTTCTGCACTATTTGATGGTGATGATGAAAAACTTGAACAACTTTGGAAGAGTGAATATTCTCTTGCTGAATTTCTTGAGCGTAAGAATTTCAAATCATACGATCAACAAAAAGGACGTTTAGAGAAAGTTCTAGGTATCGCTGCTGTTGCTGCACCAGTTCGTTCTGTTGCAGAAGATATGGATCTTTCACCACCATTTGACACTTCATCATCTACGATCATTGATCGAAACAGCATCAATGATGACGATGAGGATTTAGATTATTTCAAATCTTTGGCAGAAGCAAACTAAACAAAACGTAGCAAGAAAAACCCTCAGTTAACTGAGGGTTTTTTTTTATTTTAATGAACACCAACGTACGGAACACCTTTCGAAATATACAGAACGTGTTGCAACATATTTGGATCCGTAACTGACGCTGGTGCCATTGGAACGTTTGATGGTTGTTTTGGTGTTATGGTAGTCGTTGGTGCTGGAGTCATGTTAACTGTCGGTTCACGTCCAGCCATAGCTAACTTTTGATTGTTATTTTCTTGTGAAACGGTTTCTAATGTTGCACCAACTGGACCACCAGAAGAACCTAACAATGCGGCTGTATCACTTCCTGCTTTCTTCGCAGCCTGCATAAAATCATTCATTCCTTTTTGACCACCAATATCTTGCTTAAATTTTGCTAGTATTTTAGATGCTGGCGAATCTTTTCCTAAAATATCTTCACCCAAACCTGCGATTAAACTAGTATATTGGCCAAAAGCGCCTTGGGTTGTGTCAGCACCTTCTTGAGTTTCCGGTGTTGGTGAAGATTTGCTTGCTGCACCAGCGGCGCTACCAGCGGTGGCACCAGCGGCACCCGCAGCAGCTTTTTTCTCTGATAATGCTTTTGCTCCTCTGCCAAATGACTTGGATCCAGCTGCTTCTCTTGCTGCTTGTGCTTCTTGAGCTGGTGTAAGATTTGGTTTATTAGCTTCACCTTCAACTTTTTTAGCTTCTGTATTACTCTTTTCTGCACCTGCTCCATAAATACCGCCGGCGCTTGATCCACCTGGTGGTGTGCCACCATATGAATTTAACATTTTGTTAGCACTTTTTGCGACTGTTGCTTTATCACCAAAAAGAGCATCTTTTGTATCTCTACCTTCTAAGAACCATTTCGAAGCTCCGCCTGTACCACCATGATGTGCAGCATATAGAACAGATGCTAGTTCAGCACCACTTGTATTTTCTTTTATGACACCATTTTTTTGTAATGCATTCATATTAAACTTAGTTGCAAAATCCATGATACTTTCTTGAGCTTGATGACCTTCTGGTGTATTCAACATCTTCTCTAAACTCCAACCATTAGCCCAAGCGTCTGGATTCATCGTTGCTGTAGGATCTTTACTATAACCAGGTTTGAGATAACCTGCTGTTTCAAGCAGTTGCGCGCCCATTCCATATTTTCCAAAATAACCTAATTTATTTGGTGGGGTATTATATTTGCCACCACTTTCAAAATGTCCGACCCAAGATTTATATTTCTCATAGTCAAACTTATCAGAAATACCACCAGCAGTACCAGATTGTTTTGATGGCGAAGTTGATGGTATTGATCCCATCGATGAAGTTGCGGTAGGCTTAGTATCAGAAGTTGCTGCACCTGCTGTTGGTGTTGCACTAGGACTGGTACCGGCAGATTTTGTAGCACCAGCAGTAGAGGCTGGTGTTCCAGAAGGACCTGATGTTGCAGTACCTTCTTTAGATTCTGCTTTTGGTATGCCGGTTGATTTTGGTTCTTCAAGAGACGGCTCTTTAGAAGCATCTGCAACATTAGTTGTTTGCCCTAAAGTTTGCAAAGGATCAATACGACTTGATCTATTACCGTTATAAGTTTCCCAATGCAAGTGTGGCCCAGTTCCCGCAGAACCACTTAAACCAACAACATCTCCTTTTTTGAGTTTTTGACCAACTTGAACACTTGGTTGCTTTAGGTGTAAAAGTCTATGTCTCAAACCATTTTTATCTGAAAGTTCTACATAGTAAGGTCCCGCACTTCTTGGTTTAGATGGATCACTCCATCCGCTAACATAAGAAACGACTAAATCATCTTCTGGTGATGTTACTGGTGTTCCTTCTGGAACAGAAATGTCTATACCATGATGATTTTGTTCTTTTGAGCGATCATGTGGATCTCTTCTAATTCCGTACTTACTGGTTAAAATTCCTTTTTCTACTGGCAATTCAACTTTTTGACCAGCGATTCTAGAAATCGGTTTATTTTTTTCATAAGTTTGAACCATAACATCAGAACCTGGTTTTGCACCAGGGGATGTTGTAGATGGTTTATTTGGCATCGATGATACAGTCGCGCTCGATGCTGTTTGAGGTGTTCCTCGTGAACCAGACGCTCCACGCGATTGTGTTTGTTGTGCACCAGATGATGGTGTACCAGTTGCCGGAGTAGTTGCTGCACCAGATGCATCTTTTTGGAAATTTTCTAGGATTCTACTTGCAGGAGAATTTTCACCTAATACGTCTTTAGGCATCTGCTTAATAGCAGACACCATCGAATTGGTTTCTTGTTCAACTTGTTTTAATTCTTCTGATCTTTGAGGTGTTTTTATATCTTCTTTTGGTGTACCAGGTTGTTTAGCGTTTGTGGTATCTTCTTTTTCAAGTTCCTCTAATATACCATCTTGACCGAAAATGGCTTCATATATTATGAAAGCATCAAATGCTAGTGTGGCCAAACTTATAAGTGATGCAAGCCAACCTATACCCGGCGCTGTAAGACCAACTAAAAATACTGCGGCTTTAGTCGATATTGCCGTTCCTAAACGCACTCCTAATTTACCAATTATTCGAGGCATCCATTTTTTCTGTGCTGCTTTTTTTGCAAAATCTATAAACTTCTGAAGCATCTCGCCTTTTGGTATTTCTTTTGCTGAGATAAAACCGGTTTTTCCTGTTTTTTGATTTATTCCAGTAAATCTTCCTGCTTTTTCATTATATCCCTTAACATTACTTCTATTCATTATCTTCTTCGTTTCGCCTACCATCTGATAACCAGCGAAACCTGCACCAGCAGCGTTTAAAGCAACATTAGTCCAACTTGTAGATTCTTTTTCTTGATTTGAAACAGTTGATGCATTTCCTGATGGATCAACATCAACATTCTTATCATCTGATCCCGACAGAGCATACGCACCACCAGCAGCAGCGCCCAAGCCTAATAAGCCGAGGATTCCTTTTGATGCACCGAATCTAGGAACTTTTGAGCCTGGTCTGCCTTTTGCACCGGGACGACCTTTGGGCGCGCCTTTTCCAGATTTAGGTTTATCCGGAATATCAGGTACATCAAATCCAGGAATTCCAAGATTAGCTGCCATTTTTGCGACAACCGCATATATGAATTTGGAAAGAAGTAAAACTGATGTTTTTAGTGCGACAAACCCTAAAGCAAGAGCACCAATTCCGGTAATCAGATTCTTTGCCCAATCACCACCAAAAACGGTTTCCATTATGGTGCTAATGGTTTCATTTACGGTTTTTCTAAATTCTGGATCTCTAAAATATTTTCCTATACCGACCAGTAAACCTACTAACAATCCACCCTTTATTAGACCAGTTACTAAACCAGAAATGATGTTACCAAATCCACCTTTAAAGAATTCCAATAAAGAAGATAAAAATCCTTTTTTTTCTTCCTTCTTTACTTCCCCCGCTTTTTCTTTATCCTTTTTGAACCTTGCTTCATATTCATCTTCTCGGGCTTTTGCCGAAGCGAAATATTTGCTTGCTCTGGTAGAAGGTGTTTCTCCAGTCAGTTTTACAAGCTTTGAAATGTTTTGACTAACAACATTCATGTCTTTTGCCATTTTTGGCAAAAGACTTGTATTCTTTGCTGTTAATATACTGTTTGCTTGAATTACTTTGAAAGTTTGTACTATGTTGGCATCAGCAACACTTGATGATTTTGTTGTTGTAGGTGCAGTTCTTTCATATGCGCGTTTAGCATCTGATCTATATGCTTTCAAAAAAGGCATCATCGTAACAAGTAGACCTCTCTGATCTAAAAACTTTCTAGGATCATATTTTTCTTTTGCCCTTTCAGACAAAGTTGATCCTAGACCTTTACCTTGCATTCTTTGCTGCTTATAGATTTCTGATAATCGAGACATTTATAGACCTACCTATTTTTTATTTAAACTTCTAATTCTCTCATTTTCTTGCTCAATATAAGTTACTAACATTTGCACATAAATTTGCCTTTCCCACGGA